TGAAAGCGATGATATTCATAATCCGATATGCTTTCTGCGCCCATTCGTTGTTTGGCGGGGACGTTGTTGCACACAACACTGCTGACAGTGCTATGGCAAAGGTCACGCCATGAAATACGTTGATTAAGAATTCCATCGTTATGATCCCAGTGTTGGTTTAGTGTCTGGAAAGTCTGATGTACTAGGCCAATCCCGTAGTGCAGTTCTGTACGTTATGTACGCTGCTCGTTGCGGATGGTCAGATAGGGGCACAATGTAGTCTGTAGCCTCTAGCTCTTCATTACGCCAGTTACGGGCTGTTGATTCTGCTGGCACAGGACTTTTGGCCGGAATAACCTCTTCGTATCTACCAGCATGGTTTGCCTCAACAAACTCTTGAGTAGCCACAATGCGATTAACTTCTTCATCGCTTTCATTCTTTATAATGTAAATAGCCATTGTAGCCTCCTCTAAATGTACATGATGATGCAAAGGCCATCGCCAGCCGCCGCCCATGAACGGTAGGTAGCAGATGTCATGGTAGAAAACGGGCCGCTGTAAGCGCCTGAACCACCACCACCAGTGCCTCCCGGGCCTGCTCGAACTTGACCAGTAGAAAGGTAATCCACACCACTGACAAAAGTACAACCGCCTCCTCCACCAAAGCCACCAGCAGTTCCTGCATAAGAGTAGAAGTATTGGTAACTAGGAGTTTGGTTGTATCCAGTAGCACCGCCGCCACCACCGCCAAATCCAGACGTAGAAACGGAAGGACTCGCGTTGTAAGAATACATTCCTCCGTATGCAAAACCTTGGGCATCAATAAGACTAATTGTAGAGGAGGTCATAGGCGCTCCCGGCGTCTCGGCCATGATGATACTGGTACTCATACCGCTCCCTGACTCATCTGATGCGCCTGAGCGACTTGCACTTCCACCAGCACTAAAACGTGCGTTGGAGCCAGTTCCAGAGAAAGCAATGTCGCCTCCGTTACCACCAACACCTGCGCCACCAGTAGAGCCAATCATGTATGAACTTTCATTAGCGGTGCCTAACGTTATGTTACCACCACGGTAAGTTGTGCCGTAAAGAGCAACAGCCCCGCCTCCTGTAGTCATTGCACTTTTACTGTTGTTTGCAACTCTTGTAATAGACCCACCAGCACCGCCTGTGTAGTTGAAGTCTCCACCACTAGCTGTGCCGCCTGTTCCTCCAGCAGTAGTAACAGCACTAGAGGTGGCTGCGCTAAACTGTCCAGCGCCCCCACCGTTAGCAGCCATGCTTACAGACACCGCTGCGGAAGCTGTAACAAAGCTGGAGTTGGCCCCGGCGTTGCCTACCCTACTACTGTTAATGTCATTTGGTGCAAGCGCACTAGAGCCTCCAGCACCAACAGTAATCGTAAAGGTTTCTCCTGCTGTTACAGCAAAAGTTTTTTCACTATAACCACCCGCACCGCCGCCTGTAGCGTCACCAACATTTGAATTTGGTGTTGAATTTTTATTAGCAAGAAACGCGCCTTGGCCCCCACCGCCAGTAATAATTACTTTAATAGTTCCTGTCATTGGGGCTGTAAAAGTCTTTGACTCACCTATAACAAACTGCGCTGTGGGTATTGGTGGTTTTGCACCTAAAAGAACTGCCATCTGATTTCTCCTCTAAATTTCTAAGAATCCAATTGTAGCGTCTACAAATACAAGCTGAGAGGAACTTCCACTTAGTATGGTTCCATCAGCCGCCGTTGAGTTTATCTTCTGTGAGTTACGCCCAACGGTTACTGTACCGCCACCTGTGGCCTTAATAATTACTGTATTTCCAGCACTTGCAGAAGCAGGCAGCGTTATTGTGACTGCGCTCGCGCTGTTAACAATAATTTGATCCCCAGCTAGAGCAGTATATGCGCTGGTTTTGACAAGCCAAGAATTGTAAGCCCCGCCAACAGTAGCAAAAGATAACACTCCCGAACCGTTAGTTGATAAGACTTGGCCCGAACTCCCATCAGCCGTCGGCATTTTGATGCCATTTAAGTTAGTAGAAGCTGCGTTGTAGGCATAGTTACCCATGTAAGCGTGGCTTGAACACTGATAGTAAAGAACGCTGGGCGTTTCTCTGTCTACTGCTATCTGTGTGTAAGCTCCTGCACTTCCCGGAGTACCGTTAGTTGTTACGCCCGTGGTGTAAGCTGTTGTTTTAGCAGCATCCATGTAAAACAACAAAGGATGACCACTGTTTGACCCGTCTGCTTGGTCAAAGCGGTAAACGTATTCACTGTTAGCTGTGACGCTATCCGTGCCGTGCAGGCTGATCGCAGGGGACTCAATCCCGTCGAAGAAATAACCTGAACTGCTTCCATCTCCGTTATACGGATGCGCCGAAGTTTTAGAGGCTACTGTAACTGTAAATACTACAGGGCTGGAAGAACTGCCATACACTCCTGCCGTAGCATCGGCGTTTAAGTTTGCAGCAGTTACATTTCCAGTGACTGACGCATTCCCAGAGATTGTCGCATTTCCAGAAGCAGTAAGCGTAGCAACGGCTGTCGTACCAGATATTGTTGCACCGCCTGAAAGCGTAGAAGCCCCAGATGCGGTCAGTGCCGAAACCGTTGTCGTGCCAGTAAGATCAAGGTCAACGAAAGCATCGACCATCGCGCCACCTGCACCTGCGCCATCGCTATAGATCGCTTTCGTGGAGCCGTTAGCAATTGTGACCGTAGCACCACTACCTTGCTTGATTATGATGCTCTGTGAGCCACTGGTTGCGTTCTCAATCAACCACAGCTTGCTGATCGTGTTCGGCCCTATCGTGATCGTACAAGTGCTATCTAAAGTGCCGGTGTACTTCAGGAACAGCGAACGGCCCGGATCAGTAGAACCATCAGCAATCGTAGTCGTGTGGGTGTCTGCATTAGTCGTAATAGCTTCTGTCCCAAAGGAAAAAGCCTCAGCTATCAACTCCAAATTTGTATTCGTACTGGTGCCCCAAGTTCCTGACTCATCGCCAGTGGTTATTTCTTTGAGCCGTAAATCGTTAACGTAAGTTGCCATCTATCTTCTCCGACTTTTAGTCTTGGGCTTTTCTGAACCCTTAATAACTTGCTTAAACATCAGGCTACTTCTTCCCAATTTGGGGTCTGGGAGGTGTCTACCAAGCCCCAAACATTAACAGAAGATCCTATTTCCCCTGTTGCCGAAACTCCAACTACGATAGCCACGCCGGGTAATGCAACGGTTACACTACCAACTGACGCAGTACCTGCAACACCCGTTGGGACAATCGTTTGTCCCAGCCCAACAGTAACTGTTCCAGCAGCGCCAGTACCTGCAACGCCCGTAACTGTAGCAGGGTTTACTTCACCCCACGGGCCTGCGCCCCAAGTACCTCTGCCCCATCCAAATAAGTCTGACACAGATTACTCGCTATGCGATGCGAATAATCGCATTCGATGCGTCTGCTACAGGAAACTGGACAGTAAAATCCCCCGTATTAGACGTTTTATCCGCGCCAAAATCTAACGCGCATACAGCAGGGTCGCCAGAAGCAGAATCATTAAAAATCAACGCGCCCCGTGCGGTAATACTGCTTGAACTAAAGGTTACGTCTGCAAAGTCTGTGAACGCTGTAGTGCCTGAAGTAGTAGGATCAACGCGAGTTAGCGCGGCGCCTTTAGCAGTGTAACCCGTACCAGAGGTTTCGTTTGACGTTGTATAGGCAGTGGTTGCTGCCCCTAGACTTGCGGAACTTGTGTACAGCGCAAGGTTGAATGTGTTGCCACCTGAGTTCTTGAAGTTATGCACTGCCTCCATAAGCTCTTTCTTGAAGCTAGTACACATTGCAGTTGTTATCGCCATTACAGACTCCTGATTATGTTCGCCATGTCGCCATGACCTTGTCTTTCTAGTTCTGCGATCAATGTTGTTCTATCGCTCTTGATCGCTTCTTTAATGTAAAAACTTACCGTTGTTTCCACAGACTGCTTAAAAGCTTCAGCTTGTTGAGCAATCAAAGGATGACAGTTTCCACCGACACTCACAATTCTATCTGATGCCGTCTTTGCCCAAAACTCTGGGTCATGCCCTTTATTTTGAGTTGTTGCCACAACAACGTTGCCAACCCCAAGAGTAGATGCTTCAAACAAAGCCAATGTTACCCCCTAGCAATATCGTATCTGAATTCATCTCTTGCTCCATAGCCTTCTCCAAGCTTCTTTAGCGCGGATACAGCAGACAAGAAACGTTGCTCATACTGAGCAGCTTCTTCAGGTATTTTCAAAAAAGTAGCCGCTTCAACTAGCGTGCCATACAACATGGCATCTGGCGCATTATCTGAAAGCCAGGTTGTGCTTGATCCTGACGTTGTTGTCAGAGATGCAGGACGATATTTGTAGTGCAGTTCATAGTCGTAATTAGCTGCAGGCGTAGGCGCCAAAATGAACGTGCTGTCATCAAACAAAGCATAATACTTTGTTGTCCCAGTCGTTGATGGATTTGGCGTGTAGTCTCTAATAAACGATACATGTTTGAGCAATGGATAGGTGTAAACACTGTCGATGATCAGCGCCAAACTGTATGTAGCCAAGAAGTCTGTTGGCGTGCCTAGGTATGGAGAACTTGAAGTGCCGTTGCCTGTAACGTTTTTTCTGAACACAGGAAGCTCCACATTCTTCAATATGCGCTCTTCTGCCTCCTGGATAAACGTATCTAGCTCGGCAACAAAAGTCGTTTCTGCAGTCTCACAGTAGTCCTGAACCGTAGATTTTAAGCTCGCTAATGTAAAACTCATGTTGTTACCACCGTTACTGTTCCAATAGAGCCAGTTGCGCCATCAATGCTAAAGGCCGAGCCAATAGGGTCGCCAGTGATAGACATCATCTGGTTAGCATCAATGGTCCT